GTCGCCGAACACGCTCATCGCAGCCGGCTCCACGCCTTGCGGCGCCTGGTCCGCCACGCCTCGAGCACAGCGGCGTCCACGTCCGGGGTGTCGGTCTGGGCGCGGGTGATGCCCAAGAGCCGTTTGATCGTCCCCCACGATCCGCCGGTCGGCTGGTAGGCGGCGAGATCCTCGAACGACCCGTAGCCGTCGGTCGAGGCCCGTTCGCGCCACAGCGCGACGGCCCACAGCGTCGTGCCGAACCCGACGTCCGGGGACGGCGCCGGCGCCTGGTCGGCCGAGTCGTCGAGGTAGCCGGAGGCGGCCCGCTTGCGGTAGGCGGCGGCGTTCGCAGCCGCCACCGTGGTCGCCAGGTACGGGTCGTCGGGTGCCGGCGACGCGGAGGGGCCGAGGGCCTCGGCGACGAGCCCGGCGGTCGTCCACGCGACGGTCACGGCCCGACCGGCACCGTCGCCTTGGCGAACGCCCCCGGGTACTGGACGCCGAGCGCCCCGTAGCCGAACACGCCGACGTCGAGCCCGAGCAGGCCGACGTTGACGGCCTGCAGGTTGAACGGGGTGCCGGGCAGGTCGTACCAGGTGGCGCCCTGACGGTGGCCGAGCAGGTAGGTGCCGGTCGGCATGTTCGGGTCGATGAACGTCGACAGGCCGCCGGCGGTCGTTGATGGGGTGAACGAACCGAAGCTGACGTTGCCGTCCCAGAACGCCGGGCCCTCGTCACGGGGCACGCCGATCAGGCCGACACCGATGTCGTAGGACATGGCGAGGAACAGCCCGCCGGGCGGGGTCGTCGCCGGCGACAGGGTACCGATCAGCGCGGCGACCACGGCGATGAAGCTGTCGTCGGCGGCGATCGTGACGTCGGCAGCGGTGGCGAGCAGCGTTGTCACCGCGTAGGTGTCGATCTTGCGGGCGTAGTCGATCGCCGCGGCGCGGATGTAGTCCTCGACGAAGCTCGGCGCTCCGAGGTCGAGGATGGTTTGGCTGATGTCGTTGCCGCCGGCCCATCGATGCACCATCGCGGATTGGGGAACGATCGACACAGGGGCGCTGTGAATCTCGGTCTTCTCGACGTCATTGAGGGCGACTTCGGGGGCCTTGGCCCACGTGTTGAACGTCACCGCCGGGTAGTCGCCGCGTTGCAGGTCGCCCTGGCGCAGGGCGTCGATGAGCGGGGTGCCCCACGAGATCAGTTCGACGAGCTCGCGCTGGTAGGCGGGCCGGTACAGCTGGCCGATGTTGTCGGCGCCGACGGCAAGGGTGATGTCGGCGAGTGCGGCTTCGATCCCACGCGACAGCGGGCCCTGGGCGGCCAACACGAGGTCGCGGCGGCGGGCCAGGTCGGGGTTGCCGCGGCTGGCTTGGATCATCCTGGCGACCTGGCCGAGCGTGACGTCGGCGTACGGGCCGCGCTGGGCCGGTGTGCGGCGCATGCCGCGCCCGGCGGTGACCGGCACCGGGGCCGGCGCCGCGCTGGTGGGCTCGGTCGGCTCGTCGGGCTCGGTCGGCTCGTCGGGCTCGGTCGGCTCGTCGGGCTCGGTCGGCTCGTCGCTCAGCACCGGCTCGAGGGTGTCGGGTGGCATGTTGGGCTCCTGGGGTTGATGGGATGAGGCTGCAACGGTGGTGACGCGGGCGTCGGGGTAGGCGCCGAGGGTGAGCAACGACAGTTCCTGCCAGTCCGCGGCGGTGACGTGCAGGACGCCGTCGGCGTCGTAGCGGTAGTCGGTGGGTTCGGCGCCGACCGACAGGGCGCCGCGCACGTTGAGCGGCGGCGCCGCTTCGATGAGGGCCTGGTTGCCGAGGTCGGAGCCGATCACGCCGATCGAGGCGGTCATGCCGGTGCCGTCGTCGGCGGCGTCGGTGACGCGTCCGATCGGGCGGGAGCGGTCGTGATCCAGCAGGGCGACGGGACGGGCGGCGGCGTCCAACGAGCCCGGTTCGAACACGACGACGGTGCCGTCCGAGACGCGGCCGGGCACGCCCCACGGCACCGCCATGCCGGAGATGCGCCGCCCGGCGCTCGAGCTCGTCGCGGCGCGCACGGTGGCCGGATCGAACGTGGCGCGGATCATCGGCATCGGCATCAGGCGACCCCTTCGGTCTGGCTGGGTGGCTGGGTGGGGTCGGCGACCTGCAGATCGTTCGGCGACGGTTCACCGGACGGGTCGGTGGTGAACGGGTTGCGGAGCCACACGTTGAGGTCCAACCGGACAGCCTGACCGCGGGGTGTCACGTTCGGCCCGGACAGGGTCTGTTCGATGCAGGCGATGTAGCCGGCGGCGCCGAAGTCGACGAGGTCCTGGCGGGCCTGCTGACCGTTCTGGTAGGTCATCCCGGTGCCGGCCGGGGCGCCGACGAGATAGGGCGGGATGTTGGCCAGGCGGGCCAGCTCGAGGGCCTGATAGGTGCGGCCCTCGACGATCTGCATCTTCGCCGGGTCATACGACGTCTCCCGGTAACGCAGGTACTTGTTCGTCCATGCAGTGGTGTTCATGCGGCGGGCCAGGCTGAACGCCTCGGCCATCGCCCGCCCGTCCTCGGCGGACATGTCCTCGGAGCCCTCTTGTTCCTCGAGGACGCCGGCGGGGACTTCGGTGCCGGCGAAACGGTCCGCCGCGGCGTCGAGCTGCAGGGCGATCGACACGGCCCGCCAACCGGTTGTCAGCAGGCCGTCGATCGGCGAGCAGAACTGCACGATGTTGCGTTGCGGGATGCGGCGCTGGCGGCCGCTGTCGGGGTCGGTGACCACCGCGGTGCCGTCGTCGCGCAGATCCAGATTGCCGGGGGCGATGCGGGCGAAGGCCTGCGGGAAGGTGTCGGCGAAACGGTTGGTGATCTCCCAGTGGGCGTACTGGTGGAAGATCAGGTCATCGGTCGTCCACGCCAGCAGCCATTGGCGGGTGTGGTCAGGGTCGGGTCGTTCGAACCATGACGGGCCGGGGATCTGTTGTTCGACGATCGGCACCTGGTCGAGCTGGCGGGTCCACAGCGTGAACGGGAGGGCGCCAACCAGCTGGGTGATCATCTGCACACCGCGCGAGATCGTCGGCAACGTCATCGCCGCGTCGCGGTCCCACCATGGCGGCGCCTGCCAATCCGGGAAGTCGAACGGTTGCAGCGGCGGCCCGAATCCCCAGCCGACCTGACCCTGACCGTTGGGGCCGGTCGTCGAGGTCTGGGTGAGGCTGACCGGGCCCGCGGCGGCCGACACCGCGACCCCCGGAGGATCCATGGCCAGGAGGTCGGGGGTCGCGGTGCCGGCGGTCAGCAACCAGTCGAGGGCCCGCCCGATCCGGCCCATCAGCTCGAGGCATCGTCGGCCGGTTCATCGGCCGGCGGTTCGGTGCCCTGCAGCCGATGGTAGAGCTCGGCGGGGATCGCACCGCCCAGCGTCGGGTCGTCCTCGTGGTCGGGGAACCGGTACTTCGGGCTCTCAGGAGGCTTCGCGCGGGCCATGGCCACCGATTCGCGCCGCTGTTACGCGTAACAGTCAACGGATGCGGCCGCTGTGTGGCCCTGAGAGCCGCGAAAACCGGTCGCCCGGTACCTGGGTGCGGGCGATCGGCTCCGGAACGACCACGACGGCCCGGCCGGCCGCCCGGCGGGCGTGCACGGCCCACGCGGCGAGTGTCGCGGCGACCAGCGGCGAGATGTCGACCCGCGACCGACTGCGCGACCACAGCCAGGCGTCCCCCAACGGACGCCTGGCGGCGCCGACCACAGCATCGTCGAGGGCAGCCTGGGCGCGGTGCACGAGCTCGCCGCGGGCCAGCAGGTCGACGAACGTGCCGCAGGCCCGGGCGTGGTCGCCGGCCGACACCGGCTCGACGTTGACCCGGACGCGGCGCAGCTCGGCGACGATCGAGGCGGCGACGATGGCGTCGGCGACGACCGGCACCGCCCGGTACGTGGCCCGGGCGTTCTTGACGGCGGCGGCGACCCAGCCGACCCCGGGGCGGGCGTCGAGGATCTCGACGACGACGGCGCCGTCGTCGCCGCGACCGGCCACGGCCAGGGATGCCGCGGAGCGGTCGGCGGCGACGTCGAGCGCCAGGGCGCCGGGCGCGAAGCGTGCGTTGGGGTGCGCGGCGGCGGACCAGGCGCCGAGGTCGAGTCCGGCGGCCGCCGTCACCGTTGAGGGCCGGGGCCACACGTTGAGGATGGCCCGGGCGAACTCGGCGTCGTCGCGACGGGTCTCCCACTCATGGGTGAGGGCGGCGTCGTTGACGGTGTGGCCGTAGGCGGGGTGGGCGGCGCGCCACACGGCGGGATCGGCGATGTCGGCGCCGGGCGGGGCGCCGAAGTCGAACAAGGCGACACCGGGCGTGCCGGCTTCGCCGGCGGTCAGCCAGCGGTCGAGCCACGTCGACTCGATGGTGCCGCCGGCCGACACGACCCACAGCTGGCGCCAGTCGCGGGTCAGCTGGGCCGGG